CAAACAATTGGTAACATAATTAAATGGAAGCAGTTCGAAGCAGGTGGATAAATTAATTCTACAAAAAAGAAATGAGAGCAGTATGCTGGTTGGCTGTGACTATGGAATAGGCGCAGAACTTTCAGACTTCTTTTCATTTTTTGTACCAGGTTATAAGTACATGCCTGCATTTCGTAATAAAGTGTGGGATGGTAAGATACGTCTGTTCAATCAACAAACTCAAGAATTACCGATTGGATTATTGCCATATGTACAGGACTTTTGTAGTAAAAGAGATTATAGCATAGAGTATGAAGATAGTGATTATGGTTTACCTAATGCTACTAATAAAATAAATCCTAAAGAAATAATGTCCTTTATAGAAAGCTTAGACTTACACAGCCGAGGAGAAAAAATAACAGTAAGAGATTACCAGTTTGATGCTATATGCGAAGGAATAAAACGTAAGAGAGCTGTACTGCTATCACCAACTGGATCAGGTAAATCACTTATAATATACATCATCCTTAGGTGGTTCTTAGAAAATTATGATAATAAAGTATTAGTCATAGTTCCTACAACATCACTTGTACGCCAAATGTTTACAGACTTTCAAGATTATTCTTCTAACGATCAATCATTTATTGCTAATGAAGAGTGTCACGTAATATATTCAGGACAGCCTAAGACTAACATACAAGAAAGAGTCTTTATTAGTACATGGCAATCAATATACAAATTGCCATACACATGGTTTGAACAATTTGGCGTAGTCTTTGGTGATGAGTGTCATGGATTCAAATCTAAATCATTAACTTCTATAATGAACAAATCGCGTAATGCATCATACCGTTTTGGAACCACTGGCACTCTTGATGGAACTCAGACACACCAATTAGTACTCGAGGGATTATTTGGTAAAGTGTTTAAAGTTACGACTACTAAAACATTACAAGATAACGAAACACTCGCGCCTCTAAAAATACTTATGGTTGTATTAGATTATGATAAAGAAACTAAACAGTCTTTTGGTTCTAAAACATATCATGATGAAATAGATTTTATAGTTAAAAACGAAAAACGAAATAGCTTTATAAGAAATTTAGCACTAGATCAAAAAGGAAATACACTTGTGCTATTCCAATTTGTGGAAAAACATGGTAAAATATTGTTTGACATGATTGACTCTAAAGCAGATATAAATAGAAAAGTATTCTTTGTATCAGGAAATACTGAAGCTGTTGATAGAGAAGCTATACGTAGAATAACGGAAGGACAAAAGGATGCCATTATTGTTGCAAGTCTTGGTACTTTTAGTACTGGTATTAATATTCGCAATCTGCATAATATCATATTCGCTAGCCCAAGCAAGTCTCAAATTAAAGTTTTACAGAGTATCGGAAGAGGGCTACGCAGATCCGATGACGGAAGAATCACGACGCTCTACGACATAGCCGACGATCTTCATTGGAAAAGCAGAAAGAATTATTCTCTCATTCACGCAGAAGAAAGATTAAAAATATATAAAAATGAAAAGTTTAACTGTAACGTTTACAAGGTGGAGATGTAATGCTGAGGCAAATTAAATTAACAAACGGTGAGGAAATCATATGCAATATTGTAGATGGTGGAAGTAAAGATTCTGAGACAGATGAACTTTTAATCTCACATTGCTTACGGCTTACTAAAGTAGAATTTAATAAATCAATATCTTATCATTCATTTCGCCCGTGGCTCATAATGAAAGATGACGTTACAGATATTATTTCTTTAAACGGGTATCACATCGTAGCGATGGCTATACCTTCTGAAGATATGAAACAACAGTGGAAAAACGCGGTAAAAGAATTTAAAGAAATGGAAAGTGATCGCCGAACCTATTCAATGGACGAATGGATGGATCGGTTGGAAAGAAATGAATTAGAGTATAATGATTCAGGCCAAGATAATGTAGTGTCGCTATATGATTATAACAAAGATAAACTTCACTAGTATATCCACCCACCTCAAAGCCTACTCTATTATTATACCACAGCTGTGCGTGGTGTAAACCCCTAAAATGCATTTTTTTGAAAAAAAAGTGAAAAAAAGTTGTTTACTTTCCATAACTTATATGGTAGAATATATTAATTGATTGGAGTTATTATGGCAAAAAAATCAAAGAACGTACATTATGTAAACAATGCTGAGTTTTCTCAAGCTATAGTTGACTACGTAAAATCTGTAAATGAAGCAAAAGAATTTGGTAACGTATTACCTGTAGTTCCAGACTACATCGCTATTTGTTTTCTTAAGATTGCAGAAAATTTATCTCATAAATCAAACTTCATTCGATACACATACCGAGAAGAAATGGTAATGGACGCTGTTGAAAATTGTTTAAAGGCTGTAGAGAACTACAACATCAATGCTTCAACACGTACAGGTAAACCAAACGCGTTTGCCTATTTTACTCAAATAATTTGGTATGCTTTCTTAAGACGTATTAACAAAGAAAAGAAGCAACAAGAAATAAAACAAAAGTATATGTCTCAATCTGGCGTAGAAGCTTTTATTATGATTGGAGATGAAGAAGGTGGGCAGACAGTTGCAACTCACTTTGTTGATGTTTTGAAAGATCGTATAGAAAAAGTTAAAACATACGACACAGAAATCAAAGAGTTTACTAAAAAAGAAAAAGCAAAAAAGAAAACTAGATTAGCAGATTCTAACCTAGAGGAATTTTTTTAATTAATGAAAATCGCTATATTGAATGATACACACTGCGGAATACGTAATAGTTCTGAGGTGTTTTTGAATAATGCTGCAAAGTTTTACGATGAAATATTTTTCCCATACTGTAAAGAAAATAATATCAAGCAAATTGTACACTTGGGTGATTATTACGATCATCGTAAGTTTGTTAATTTTAAGGCTTTAAATCATAACAGAAAACATTTTCTTGATAAGTTAAGAGAACGTGGTATGTCTATGGATATTATCCCAGGCAATCACGATACTTACTACAAGAATACTAATGATTTGAATTCTCTGAAAGAATTGTTAGGCCACTTTATGAATGAGATTCATATCATAATGAAGCCAACAGTTATGGATTACGATGGATTTAAACTAGCTTTACTTCCATGGATTACTTCGGAGAACTATGAAGAGTCTATGAACTTTATAAAGAATTGTAAAGCTGATTGGTTAGGTGGACACTTAGAACTTACTGGTTTTGAAATGATGAGAGGCGTTCGCAATACACATGGTATGGATCATAAACTATTTTCTAGATTTGAAAAAGTTTTAACTGGTCACTATCACGTAGGTTCTCTTCAAGATAACATACACTATCTTGGTTCACAAATGGAATTTTTTTGGAGTGATGCACATGATCCGAAATACTTTTACGTCCTTGACACAGCTACGAGAGAATTGGAAAGAGTACGTAATCCTCACACTATGTTTCATCGCATTCGCTATGACGATGACAGCTATGATTACACTAATTATGATGTATCTCAAGTTGATAGTAAGTTCGTAAAAATAGTTGTAGTAAATAAAAAAGACCTATTTACATTCGACCGATTTGTTGATAGAATACAGAATAGGCCAATACATGAATTAAAGATCGCAGAAAACTTTAATGAGTTTATGGGCGATGAAGTGGAAGACGAAGAAGTGTCATTGGAAGATACAGAGACACTGCTTGATAGCTACGTAGATGCGGTAGATACAGAACTGGATAAAGACCGCATTAAGATTAGTATGAAAAAATTATTGACAGAAGCACAGGCACTAGAAATTGTATGATTGTTTTTAAAAGTTTACGTTGGAAAAACTTTCTCAGTACTGGTAACAACTGGACTGAAATCCAACTCAATAAATCACGCTCTACACTTATTGTAGGACAAAATGGTGCAGGTAAATCAACTATGCTTGATGCCTTATCATTTGCTTTATTTGGTAGAGCTCACAGAAATATTAATAAACCTCAACTTGTAAACACTATTAATAACAAAGATTCACGAGTTGAAGTTGAATTCCAAATTGGTAAATCATTATTTAAAGTAGTAAGAGGTATTAAGCCAAACATATTTGAGATTTGGAAGAACGGTGACATGATGAATCAGTCATCACATTCCAAAGAGTACCAGAAGATCCTCGAACAAAACATCATAAAGTTGAATCATAAATCGTTTCATCAGATTGTTGTGTTAGGTTCGTCTTCCTTCATTCCTTTCATGCAATTACCTGCACAACATCGCCGTGATGTCATCGAGGATCTTCTGGATATTAATATTTTTTCAAAAATGAATGTTCTTGTAAAAGAAAAGAATATAGCTTTACGTGATAAACTAAAAGATATTTCTAATGAACTTACTTTGGTACATGAAAGAATAGAACTACAAAACAAATATATTAAAGAAGTAAAAAGTTTATCTACTGATCAAGTAGAACAAAAAGAAACAGAAATATTCTTACATGAAGCAGAAATAAAAGAACTGCAGCATATCAATAAAACCTTATCAGAATCAATAGAGACGATCTCTGAGGGGCTCGAAGATGACTTAAAAAATTCACATGATAAGAAACAAAACCTTTTACACTATAAAGCTGAATTTAATCAAAAGATTAGAACTTTAGTTAAAGACTCAAAGTTTTATGAGGAGAATGATACCTGTCCTACGTGTTCTCAGGACATCGATGAAGAACTTAAAAACAATAAACTGTCTATAGCAAAATCAAAAGCTTTAGAGTTTAAGCAAGCTTTAAACGATGTAGAAGAACAAGCACATGTCATTGAAGATACTATAACTGAATTAAATGACAAGTCAAACCAGATAAGAGAACACACTTCTAATCTTACATCTAATAATAAAGAGATTAGTAGATTGCAATCTCAAATTGAAACACTGTCATCTCAGATTCGTCATATACTAAGTAATGAAGGTGATATGGCAACAGAGCAAAAAGCTTTAGATAAACTTAATGAAGAAAAAAATGCAGGACTAGAAGAAAAACTCGCAGTCAATGAAGAGTATTCTTACAATACTGTTATAAGCGAAATGCTAAAAGACACTGGAATAAAAACTAAAATCATAAAGCAGTATCTTCCAGTAATAAACAAACTTACAAATCAATACCTACAAGTCTTAGACTTCTTTGTACACTTTAACTTAGATGAATCATTTCAAGAAACAATAAGATCTAGACATAGAGATTCTTTTTCTTATGATTCTTTTTCAGAAGGTGAAAAGCAGCGTATTGATTTGGCTTTACTTTTTACCTGGCGACAAATCGCCAAGATGAAAAATTCGGTATCTACAAACCTTCTTATATTAGATGAAACTTTTGATTCATCTCTTGATCATGATGGTGTAGACAATCTTATAAAAATTCTTTATACACTTGATGATGATACAAACGTATTTGTCATTTCTCATAAAGGTGAAATACTTGATGGCAAGTTCAAAGATAAATTAGAATTTTATAAGGATAAAAATTTCAGTAAAATGAAATTTAGTGGTTCACAAATCGATG